GGTCACTAGCGTTACTGGAGTAGTGGATTTAGAATTGTATGACTGTGAGGTGGAAGAGATAGCTAAGGCTATACTACATAACGACATGGTTCGCACATGGCACAAGATGCAGTCGGGCAACGGGCCATCCAACGATGCACATAGGTTGCGTGTGTATGTTAAACTAAGGCGTTATGCAGATAGGTGTGATCTAATCTTTGATGATTGGTACTGCCATATCAATGACAAATATATCTATGCTATGGCAACAGGAAGCTGGCGTGTGGATGGTCGCAAGAAATGGTACATGTCTAAGAGTCCTGAACACTTCATAGAAAACTACGTACTTAAATCCCCATTTGATAAATAATAGGAACACATCATGGAACTAGCACTACTACGAACACTCATGGATAAAGACTTTCATGATAACCACAAGGGTATACGTTGCCCCAATAGTATATTCAGTAAGGAAGGTCGTAAGGTAAAGGCTACCATTGATTCTGCTATTACTACCTACGGCAGGGATGTTACACCTATAGAGGTGGAGGCACTCTTCTTCTCTAAGAACCCTACTCTCACCACAGCACAGAAGGATTCCTATCAAGGTATCTTTGACAAGGTAGATCGTGAGGTTATCATGGGGGTAGACATAGCCAGTGATGTACTATCCGATATGTTCCGACAGCAGGTGGGTGAAGAGGTAGCTAACCTAGGATTTGAATACGTTAATGGTGAGCACCTATCGCTTGAGCCACTACGTGCTATTCTTGATAACTACAATGAAGACTTTACACCTAACCTGTCTGTCGAGTGGGCTGACATTGAAATGGATGCACTGCTTAAGAAGTGTGACCTTGAGGCTCAGTGGACATTCAACCTACCTACCTTGGCACGTAAGGTGGAGGGTGTTAATGGTGGTCACCTTATTATGATAGGTGCTAGACCTGAGACAGGTAAGACTTCAAGCCATGCATCATTCATAGCTGGCCCTAAAGGTTTTGCAGAGCAGGGCGCACAGTGTCTAGTTCTATGCAATGAAGAGGCAGTACACAGGGTAGCAGCACGTTACCTCAATGCATCCACAGGCATGACACTCAATCAGATAAGGGACAATCCTTCAGCAGCTACCGCTAAGTATCAGCGTATCAAGGATCATGTTAAGTTTATTGATGCAACAGGCAAAGACATGACATGGGTGGAGTCAGTCATTAAATCCTACACACCTGACGTTGTTGTGCTAGACATGGGTGATAAGTTTGCTAGGCTTAATGGTGCTGCCCGTGAGGACATGATGCTCAAGGCTAACGCTATCTACGCAAGGGACATTGCCAAGCAGTATGGATGTGCTATGTTCTATATGTCACAGCTAAGTGCAGAGGCAGAGGGTAAGGTAATCCTTAACCAATCTATGATGGAAGGTTCCAAGACAGGTAAGGCATCAGAGGCTGACCTCATGTTACTAATTGCTAAGAACCCTGCCATTAGTGAGGACGATACTATGGATGATCCTATGCGTCACATAAACATAACCAAGAATAAACTAACTGGATGGCATGGTAAGGTTACCTGTATGCTGGATGGAAGGATTGCAAGGTATGGAGTTTGAACAGATAGAGTTATTCGTTGACCTATATACTGCCCACCCTTCGTGTGAGGACACAAAGGTATGCTCAAAGTGTAATCATATGCTACCTGTGACAGACTTCAGCCCAGTAGGTAAGGGAGGTTATGTACGGCATGAGTGTAGAGCCTGTAGTAATGAGTTAACTAGAGTGCGTAAAGGGCTTAAGGAATTACATGGTCAGCCACCTGAGGGGTACGAATGTCCCGTGTGCTTATGTGATGAAGAGAGGGCTGCTACTGGTGGGCCTAGTAACTCTGCTTGGGTTCTTGACCATGACCATGAGACAGATGATTTCAGAGGCTGGCTATGCCATAGGTGCAACAGAGCATTAGGTTGTTTTCATGATGATGTTCCACGATTGAAGAGAGCAATTAAATATTTAAGGGGGAATTTATGATTACAGTACTGGACGTAGAGAACACCACCTGTAAGAGGGATGGTAAGCAACACTTCGATCCCTTTGAGGCAGAGAATGAGTTAGTCATGATAGGTATGCTATCGGAGAGTATGAGTTATTACTCGGATGAAACTGTAGTTACCTTCACTCATTCAGATGAACCGCCTACTTGTAATGGCAAGATAATAACTCAGAACATATTAGATGCTACCACCCTACTGGTCTGTCACAATGCAGTGCATGACCTCACTTGGATATGGGAGTGTGGCTTTAAGTATGAGGGTAAGATATACGACACCATGTTAGGTGAGTACATACTTAACAAGGGCATCAAGTCTCCCCTTAACCTAGGCTTTGTATCTGCACAGTACCAACTGGAAGAGCAGAAGCTGGATACTATGTCTGACTACTGGAAGTCTGGTACATCTACAAAGGACATTCCCTTTGACGAGTTGGACGAGTACCTACGCTACGACTTGCGCTCTACTCTTGGTGTCTACAAGAAACAGATGGCAAGGTTTGCCAATGACGAGAACAGTAGTATGCAGTCTGTACTAGATCTTACTATGGATACTTGCTATGAACTGGCACTGATCTATAAGCGAGGCATCAAGGTAGACATGGTAGAGTTGAACAAAGTAAAGACTGAGTTTGAAGAAGAGAGGGCTGAACTATCAGAGGAACTAAATGAGTTCGTAGCTGAGTTGATGGGTGACACACCTGTAAACATTAACTCACCAGAGCAGCTATCAGCACTAGTGTTCTCTCGTAGACCTGTAGATAAGAAGTTGTGGGCCTTGAGTGTTAACGTATTCATGTCTGACTCAGCATTCAAGGATGCTATGAAGTCTCAGTGTGGCCCTGTCTATAAGACTAAGGCTAGCAAGTGTGTCATATGCAATGGCACTGGCATGGTTCAGCATCTTACTAAGAAGGGTACGCCTCGTAAGAACAAGAACATCTGCAAGGCTTGTGATCGTAAGGGGTATATACTAAAGAATACTAGGGAGTTAGCAGGTCTTAAGTTCACACCACCCAAGGCTACGTGGGCTAGTGCTAGTGGATTCAGTACAGGTAAGGGAATCCTTGAGACACTTGAGGCTACAGCTAGAGGCAAGGGCATGGAGCGTGAGGGTAACTTCTTAAAGAAGCTGCGTAGACTTAACGCTATTGAATCATACCTATCCTCCTTTGTAGGTGGCATAGAGAAGTACACCAAGGCAGATGGTATGCTGCATGTACAGTTGACTCAGCACATTACCTCTACTGCTAGACTGTCAGGTCGTAACCCTAACATGCAGAACATGCCAAGGGGTGGTACGTTCCCTGTTAAGCGTGTGTTCATATCACGATGGAAGGGTGGCAAGATAATGGAGGCTGACTTTGGGCAGCTAGAGTTTCGTGTAGCAGCTTACCTGTCTCAGGATAAGACGGCTATCAAGGAAGTCATTGAAGGCTTTGATGTACACCAATACACGGCAGACATTATAACTAATGCAGGTCAGTCAACGGGGAGACAGAATGCTAAGATGCATACGTTTGCCCCATTGTATGGAGCGTCAGGCTATGGTCGTACACCAGCAGAGGCAGAGTATTATACTCACTTCATGCATAAGTATCGTGGCATAGCAGAGTGGCACAAGAAGTTAGCCACTGAAGCATTGTCAGAGAGAAAGATTACAACACCTTCGGGTAGGCAGTTTGCTTTCCCTGATGTGTCAAGGAGGCGTGATGGTACTGTGACAAACTTTACCATGATTAAGAACTATCCTGTTCAGTCATTTGCTACGGCAGATATAGTGCCAGTTGCACTGCTGATGATGGAGAAAGTAATGAAAGAAAGAGGACTGCAAAGTTGCATAGTAAACACTGTACATGATAGTATGGTGATAGATGTACACCCTAATGAGCAGATAGAAATGCTATCAGTAGTAGCAGAGGTAGAGAGTAAGTTAGTAAGCACAGTAAATAAGCTGTGGGATATTGATTTCAACTTACCCCTATCACTAGAAGCTAAGATGGGAAACAATTGGTTAGATCAAATAGATTGCTAATAGCAAGAGGAATGTTGTATGAGTGAAGTAGCTTTAAATCAAGTAAGCCAAGCAGAATTAATGCGCCTAACAGGTATGGCTAATGTGTCTCAGGGTAGCGGTGCTAAGAACAAGTTACCTCGCCTACGTATTTGGCATACCCCACTGATGGGTGTCGTGGATATTGATGGCAAGAAGAAAAAGATGGAGGTAGTAGAGGCAGGTCAGTATCGTTTAGAAATGCC